CTTAAAACCGCATAATCATCATATCAACCCTTACAGCCACTCTTTCATGCAGAAAACTGCATCATAGCGTGGTGAGTAATAGCAAGCATCGCTCAGGATGATAAAGCACCCATCGGTTGACCCACTGAATAACTAACATGGGAGGGAGTACTGCGTTTTACCGCAAACCTCTTCTCCTTAGTAGTAGATTCAGGTGAGTTATAACCCGTTGAATACTTTCTTAATATCAGAATATCCCGTCAAGACTCAGAAAATATTTTCGAGTCAGGGACTAAATCTTTTAATAAGACATCCAAAAGAATAACTTGCATTGATATTGGTAGACGATCGGTGGCAGAACTTAAATCAATAGAGGAGAATAACCCTTTCGGGTTACTCCCGTATTTTGATTGAAGCCGGAGAATAGGACTCATCTGATCAAATGTTCCATCCTGCGGTATGGCTCTTAAAATCTTAAAGAGTCAATCATGCAGAGGGTGGAGTAATCACTGACTTCAGGCATCAACCATGGCGAAAACACGAATTTTACCTGCCGGCTCCGGTTTATACCGGACGGCACCTAAAGATAAGTGCGTAAAACTCGTTTCATCGATTCGAGAATTACTAACCATAGCGACCGTCTGAAGACGTGATATAAATGTCTTTGAGTCCTTAATCTGAGTACAAAACCTCGTTAGAGCACTGAGCATCTCGTTATCTGATGACTTACGTAATCAGACTCGAGCTGCTATAACCAGTGCCCGAACAGAGGAATTTGTATAAGAAGTTCCAGGAGGGTCATCTAAAGTCAGGGTCGTTGGACCCGATTTTAGAATAGGAAAGAGCTTTGGACCTGAAAGTTCAGGGAACTTAACAAGTTTAGAAAGTTGAGGTTTGAAGGAAGTTTCTAGAAACTTTCTCCATTCCTTTAGAAACTCAGATATCTCAGGGCCTGAATCAGTAATACTTGAGAGGTTCAAAGAACCTTTAAAATCAAGAATACGATAAAGACCTAAGAGAGTCATTCAGAGCCTTATGCTCCGAATATCTCTATCTCGAGATATAAGAACTCTAACCCCAGCTGGAATTATAAGAGGCACTCCCGCTCTATTACGAGAGGGGCGCACCTTTAATTCAGCTAGGTCAACTACTCTAAATCTTGCTACACTTTGTTGTAGCAAGACTTGACTAGCTTTTAAGTAGATAACAAGACCTTTTAAACCATTATGTTGCGC